GAAAATCCATACCACTTATAGTTTTTCCACTACCATTTGCAGTATATAAATTAGTATTAAAATAATCAGAAGGTTTTTTAATTGTAGTATAAGCCATTATAAATTTAATCCTTTTGTTGATAAGGCTGTGTAGCCTGTTGGTACGTCATATTCAAAAATACCATTACCACTTGCGTTAGTTCCTGCACTAGATACTGCTGTTGTTCCGAAGTAGCCATTGCCGAAGTTGTAAGATGATTGAACACCACCATTTGTTTGATAATGAACAGAACAAGGAAACACCATATCTCTTCCTGTTGTGCTTAATGTTACATCTGAAACATGAGCAACTCCATTTTTATAAAATGTAATTGTGTAATTATCCATATCACAAGCTATTCCCATAATATCGTTTGTAGCATAAGTTCCATAATCTGCAGTTGTATCACTACCATCTTTTTTTATTTCTCCACCATCTATATTGTAAAAACCTGTATATCCTGTTTGGTTCATAGGATTAGTTGTATTAGCCACTAAAATATTTGAACCTAAAACACCTGTATTATAAGAATTATGAACATTATCAAATTTTACTTCCCAATAATATTTTCCAGATGACATTCCAAGTGTACTTACAGCAAGTTTCCAAGCAGGAGATGTAGTTGTGCTTTCGCAAGTTAAATTACCTTTAGTTAAAGCCATCATTGCTCCTGCGTTATTAACTAAAGGATTTAATGTAGCAAAAACATTTGAAGGATTATCTTCAGTATTCGTTAATGTACCACCTGCAACTGTAAAGTTATTACCTTCACCAGATTGGTCTGTAACTGAATTACCATCTTTTAAAATAAAGAAACCATTAGTTCCATAAGTAACTGATGGAGAAGTTTTAATTGTCCAAACACCATTAGCATCATATTGTCCAAATGCTGTTGCGTCATAAGCTGTGCCATCTATAAAATGAATGTGTGACATTGAGCCATTATGATAATAAGCTGATGTTACCCATTTTCCTATTGCCATTGTACTTGTGTCTAATGGATTTGCTGAACTACCAACTGTCCAAGATTGAGTAGGTTCTTCTCCATTAACATATAAAGTAATTGCATTAGCATCACATTTACAGACTATATGATAAAATGCATTTGTATCTCTGTATTTAGCAGATGTTTTTCTTTGTTTATTATCTCCACCATCTTCTGAATAATAAAAAAGTTCATCTGAAGAAGCAAAACCTATTCCTGTTGCATCTGTTCCAGAGTTACCCCAAGATATTAAATAATTTGTTGCAGTTATACCACTTCTTTTTACCCAAGCACTAAAAGTCCAAGATGTATTTGTACTTGCTAAACTTCTTGTTAAATATGTATTAGCCATTAGTTAAATTGTCCCCCACCTGTTGCACCGAAGCTAGATGAGATTGTAAACGTTCTGTCTGCTGTTTGACTTTCTGCATCTGTTGCTAAGATTGTAAATGTGTATGTTGTTGCTGTTGTTGATGCTCCACCGAAATCGGTAGTGCTTAAAACTCCTGTTGATGTGTTTAGTGTTATTCCTGCACCACTTAATACTGAAGTTGTTTCTGAATAAGTTATTGCACTATCTGATGTAGCTGAAAGTGTTGCAAGTGTTCCAGAGAAATCTCCTGCAAATGTTCCAAGAGAAGTACCAGTTGACCATGTAGGTGCATCTGAAACTGTTAGTAATAATCCAGTTAATACTGCATTACCATCTCCATTTTCTATTCTAATTTTGTATTGTGCATCTACTGTTAAAGTAACGACTACAGTTAAAGAAGTAGAGTTATTAAAAGTTACTGATGTTGGGTTATACCAAATACCTGTAGATGGATTTAAAAATTCTACTTGTGGAATAGACTGAAAGTTTTGACCTGTAATTGTAATTGTTGCTTCTGCATTTGTTATAGTTGATGGAGAGATAGAACTAATAGTTGGTTTAGTTTCTCCAACTGTAACACTTCCACCTAAATTAACTGCTGAACCATTTATAGTAATAGATTGATTAGCTAATTTAGCATTAGTAACTGAATTATCTGCAAGTCTTGCAATGTTAAGAGTTCCAGTTAAACCAGAGGCATCAAAATCTGCTACTGAAAATGTACCAAAACCAACAATTTCTAAAATATCATTTACACTAGCACCTGTTGTTAAGACTACATTACTTCCATCTGTTGCTGTGTAATCCGAACCATTAACTAATTTTACTCCATTTAAATATACATCAGTAAATCCACTATCATAAGCTAAAGTATTACCATTAGCATCTGCACCAGTAAATGTTGTCTGACTTGCTGTTGCTGTGTATTTGTATCTAGCTGAAGTACCATTAATACTTGAACCTGCTAAATCAAATGACGAGCCATTCCATATTTTTAATTTTCCTGCTGTAGTATCAAACCACATATCTCCATTATCTAAAGAAGTGGTTGGGGCTGTTGCTGAAATTCTATAAACTTCACCAAAGTTATTTACTGAAGCTAGGTTTGTTGCAACTGTATTAATATTTGTAATTGCTCCACCAACATTATTAACATTAGTGATTGCTCCTGCTACTGAATTAATATTAGCAATATCTGTAGCCACAGTTCCAATATCTGTAGCATCTCCTGCAACAGCAGTTACGTTAGCTGATATACCTGCGACTGTAGTTACATCTGCTGAAACTCCTGCAACACTTGTGATGTTTGTATTATTAGTTGCAACTGTATTAATATTTGTATTGTTACCTGCAACAGTATTTATATTTGTACTGTTTGCATTAACTGCATTGATGTTTGTTGAATTTGAATTTACTGCTGATACTGCACTAGAGATACCTGCAACCGAAGTTACATCACTATCAATACCTGCAACAGTATTTATGTTAGCTGAATTAGCATTAACAGCATTAATGTTTGTGCTGTTTGAATTTACATTGGTTACAGCAGTTGAAATACCTACTACTGAAGTTACATCAGCACTAATTCCTGCAACTGTAGTAACATTGGCATCTATACCTGCTACTGTATTAACATTGGCAATATTTGTACCAACTGTATTAACATTAGTTATATTGTTTGATACTGTATCTATTTCTGAAGTTGCTTCATTTAAATCGTTAGCCGCAGTTTCTATTTCTGAAATAGCTTCATTTAAATCATTTGCTACTGTAACTACGTCTGCAATGTTAGTTGCAACTGTTGTAACATCAGCTATGTTGGTAGCGACTAAACCTATATCTGTAGCATCATTTGCTACTGTTGTTACATTAGCACTAATACCTGCAACCGTTGTAACGTCTGCACTTATGCCTGATACTGTTGTGATGTTTGGTAAGTTTGTTGAAATAAATTGTTTGTTAACAGCATCTGTATTGTCTACAGGGTCTGCAACATTTGTAAGTCTTTTATTTTGTACGTCCCATTGAAAGTTTACATTAGAAACTTTAATTACGTCTCCTGCATCATCAATAGCTTCTTGTGACATAAAGAATGCCTGTTCACTATCTGTATCTAAATCATTTTCAGTAAGAACTGAACCAGAAGCATAATCTGTTAATCTAGTTGTTTGTGATGTTGTTCTTCTAATCTCAATAGCTACGCCTGAAGCAGGTGCAGTATTGAATGTAAGGGTAGTTCCTGCGGCATTCAGTGAATAAGCTGTTGTAGCTGACCCTGCAAGAGTGATTGTTAAATCCCCTGTAGCTCTATAGCTAAAGGGTATTGAATAAGATGTTGTACTGTTATCGCCTGTATAACGTACAAAACTGTTTGCCATGTGTTATTTTCCTTAATATTTGGATTAGTTTTACTAAAAGAGCAGGTTTAGTCTATTTTAGTTAAGTAGGTTTTCTAAATAAGACGTTTTAGCTTCTTTAAATCTTTCTTTACTATATTTGTCTTGAAGTTCTATTCTTGTTTTAATATCAGGAAACTCATCAACCATTTTCCAATAGGCTACTTTTTCAACTTCACGAACTATTTTAGTAATCATCTGTGCTTTATAATCTACCGCATTAACAGTTCCAGTAGGAAGACTATAAAATTGACTTCTTTTATTTGCAATAAGTCTTTCCACTGTTTGTTGTAAATCATAAGTTTTTCCAGTGAATGTTTTAGGGTTCTTAACAATTCCACCTTTAGAATTAAATTTTACTTCAGTTTTAATCTCTAACCACCTATCGTAAGCAGTTTGGTTGTCATTGTTTCTAATATTTCTTAAATTTATACCAGTTGCTCTGTCTATTTTAGAAGGAGGTGCATAATTCCATTTTTTAACTGTATCAAGAAATTTAGCAGTTTCATTGTTTTGCCATTTTGTCATAGCAAAAGGTGTTGACCATAGACCAGTTGCTCCTCCTAGACCAAACAACCAACCTGTTTTTCTATTAATAGTTTGTCCAAACATGTTTCTATGTGGCATAACCCTGTCACCTATTCCTCTAGGGTCTGCTAATTTAAGTCTATCAATAAAATCATAAATATCTCTTTCCCATTCATCTGTTACTCTGTTTACATATTTTATACCACCAGACATAGGAATTAATTTATATGCAAATTGTGAACCTACTGAACCAACTGCTCTTGCAGGACTTCTTTCATTCATAAAATCATCTGAAGACATGAAGTTAAATAATTCAATTATATTTTTTGTATAAAATTTAGAAGTTAAATTTCTAGTTAATAATGTTACTCCTGCCATAGCGGCTTCTGTAAATTTCTTATCTACACTTGGTGGTAAATCATCAGTTTCTTCAACATAACTAGAATATGCTTCAAACAAATCTGCCATCATAAACATTGGTGTAAACAATGGGTCTAGTCTGTTTAAAGAAATATATCTACCATCTGCGGTTTTCCATGAGTAAGGTTGCCAACCAGTGTTTCTTTCTCTTTCTCTGTTAACTCTCCAATCTCTGCTACCGCCTCCTGTTAATTTTCCTGCCGCTACCAAACCAAATGCACTTCCCCAAAGAAGATAACCCATTTGTATTCTAGCATTAGCTTCAGCCGCCGCTTCTGGGTTTAAGTATCTAGTTTGTATACTCTTTCCTAAAGAAAGTTTATCTACACCATCTCTAAAAGGTCTTGTTGTTTTACTTTTACTTAACAGGTTTGTAATTTTTTTAAATGTGGTTGTGTCTTTAGTTAAAGGTGGTGCATCAGCTTCCGCTAACATGTGTTTCATTTGGAATTGGTATCTACCGAGAAAAGGTAAATGTTGAAAATTCCATCTTAATAAGTTTGACGGTGTATTAATAAAGTGAAGACCTAATGCTCTACTCCATTTTGCTTTTCCAGTTTGTTGTAATATCCAACCAGTAATTTTAGCTTCTGATTTACCTGTTTCTGGGTTTATAGAATTAGCAGGGTTAGTGTAAGAACCTTCCCTAGCATAATGAAGAGGTGAATTTAATCTATCTTGAACAGTGTTTCCTATATCTATTGCTCTACCTGTTTTATTATCTATATAGTCTGCTTCTAATTCTGCTTTTTTTGCTTTATATTTTGCTCTAAATCCATCTCCTTTAAGGATAGAAAAATCTGGGCTTTCTTCTAATACTCTTGAATTAACAAGTGCCGCCATTCTACCTTTAAACATCATTGATTTAAGAAATTCATCACCTGCCGCTAAAACTCTCATAGGCAATGTCGTAGTAATTGCTATAGGGTCTACTACAGCTTTTTGAACAACTCTACCAACATCTCCCATAGGTTCGGTAAATAATTTACCCATTTCACTAATATATCTTTGAAGTTGTCCTTGCCTAATATTACTATCATGCTTCATGTGTGTACTATCAAGAATTGCTCTTCCTTCATAAAAAGATTTTCCTGCTCTTTTTAAAGCATGACCTGTGTAAGCAAATTGATATACAAAAGTTTGTAAGGCTTCTCTCATTATAACTCCTGCTCTTGCTTTATCGTGTGGAAGCATGTTAGCACCTCTCAATGCCATTG